TATATGAGAGGTATTTTTAAAGCTACAGCTGGTGGAAATTGCACAGCTGGTGTAGGTTTAATGAGTTATTCCAACACAGGTGATGCTAATGACGTTATTGACGCAACAAACGCAGCAGTAGGTTACAAGTGTTTAGGCACAGCTTTAGACACAGCTACAGACGGAGAGACTTTATTGGTAGAATTAATGCCAGGAAGTAATCCAGGAGCGTATGCTTAAAATGGTAGATACTAGCGGACAGAAAGATATTAGAGGATTAGATATAGATAAGTTAGCAAAAGGTTTCGCAGATGAAACATTGCTAATGAAAAACTTTGTAACTGTTTCTACAACAAAAGCGAGAGAAATTAGGTGGTATCAAAAGACTGCAGGATTTCTAACAGGAACAACTACAACAGATTTGACTGGAGAATTGATAGCTAACACAGCAGACAAGGCTTTACCAACTGTAGTAGAACAAAGCTGGACAAGAAATACATCTTATGTAAGGAAGTATTTCGTAGAAAGCCCAACTATATCTATGGAAGATATTAAAGACACAGATGTTGATATACTCGCAACTAATGTAAGAGACTTAGTTAGAGCTGTAGCAAATCAAGTGGACAAAAGAATCTATAATGTAGTTTCAGACACAGTTACAAGTGTTCCAGCAGATGGAAGTAGTGTTCCAAGTGCAGTAGCAACCGCAGACGGTTGGGACGATGCAGTAACAGGAAACCCAATTGAAGATATTATGGCTGGTAAAGTTAGCATTAGAACATATAGCTATGACCCAGAGGGAGCAATACTATGTCTACATCCAACAGACCACAAGAACTTAGTTAACTGGTTAATCAATGTTAAGGGTTCATCTATACCAAACTTCTCTAGTGAGAAAGTTAAAACTGGTGTAGTTATGGAAATCTTAGGATGTAAGGTTGTTGTATCTACTACATTTACTACAGATTATGCAGTAATGTTTGTGCCAAAAAGAACGGCTACATGGAAATCTTTCGCACCAATTACAAGTGTGATTATGGATGACCCAGGTATAGGCAAGAAGATTAGGATTTGGGAAGAAGGAGAATGTCTTTTAACAGACCCAAATGCAGCTTATGTAATAACAGATACGCAGGTGTAATAAAATGACTATTGAAACATGTAAGAAAAGGTTAGAAATAGCTGAAACCGACGAGGAAAAAACATTCTGGCAAGAAAGATTAGATAGGAAAATGGCCAAAAAAGGCCTAACTCCTAAACCAGGGGTGAAAGCAAGTGGTAAGAGACGAAACAAGACAGCATAATTATACAATTACCAACTACTCAGCCGATAGAAGTCTTTCTGCAACGGAAGCTGGAGCAGCAAATATAGCAGCTACATTAGCTACTCTTATCCAAGACCTAAAAGAAAAGGGTATAATTAGTGCGGATGTGAGTTAATAATGGCAGCTGGAGATATAACCTGGACAACTCTAGGGCCTTATGACTGTAATGCAGCAGCATAAAAACTTTTTTTTCTTTTATTATCATGGCAAACACAAAAGGCGAGAAAGAACTTAGGACAGAATGGCCCGTAGAAAAGGGTCTTACAGCTAGAACTCAAAAGCAAACTGGTAGAGTAATGAATTTAATAGCTGAGAAAGGTTCGTTCGTTCCAAGACGGAAGAAGGTAGGGTTGTAATGGCTAGACGAATGTCCAAAGAGGCAAGGCTAGTCAGAAGTTTATCTAAAAAAGGCTATCAGAAACAAACCCCAATAGCTACAGACACTTATATTCCTAATCACTCAGGATTATTAAAAAACCAAGATGCTAAGAATTCTTTAGATGATACTTACGTTAAGAAAGCAGGCGACACTATGACCGGACCTCTAAACATTACGGATATTCAACAGACAAACACAACAGATACAGATAACAATTTCTATCAAAGAGTAAGATTTCATAATACTACTGAAGCTTTTTGCTTAGGAACTAATACAGAGCAGTCAGAAATAAAATTTAAGTGGGGACAGGGCACTTGTAAAATAGAAACCACAGGCGGACACTATTTTATGATAGACGAATCTAACGGAAGATGCCATTTTAATGATGTATCCACACTATACGACGGAACTAACTCAGTAAGCATAGCACAAATGAAAACAGCTTACGACCACAGCCAAGATAACACTCAAGCACACTCAGATTATTTAATTAATAATGGAGATGATACTACAAGCGGGACACTAACAGCGGCTAACTTTAATACAACGGGCGTAGTTCAGGGGAGTAAGTGTATGATACCATTTAATAAATATACTATAACATCTTCGGCGTGGTTTGCGGCGGCGGGGGATAGGACTTGTTCATCTTCACGAGGGTATTGTATGCCAAGAGATGGAAGTATTACAGCCTGGTCACATCATTACGATTGGAATAGCCATACAACAAATGGAGATACCTCACTACAAATTAAAATAAATAATACAACAAAGATAACAAACACAGATACACACACAGCGGCACAATGGGGATTAAATAAATATGGAACAGTAAGCAGAGGAACACATACCTTTAATGCTGGAGATATAATTCACGTATATTTAAATTATGACGGTGCTGTAGCTGGAAGTTGTAGAAATCATATAGTTTTAGTAGAAGTTACGTTTGATACATAGTGCGGCAATAAGATTAATAATTAATAATTCTGCGAGAGAGAAAGGCTGCAAGTTTTTATGGAAAAAATTAATAAAAAATGGGGGTTATTAGTATATATATATATTATTAATTATTAATAGTAGTAGTAGTAGTAGTATTTGAGGGTTTGGAGCAGTTCCATATGCAATGTAGGTGTATTTTTATAATATTTTTTTAGAATTTTTTAGAATTTTTTTAAAAAATTTGTCTGGATAGCTACATATAACAACAACACAAAAAGCCCAAGAACCGCAAAGATAGAAATAACCTTTATGCTTTCACACTCCGAACGTAGTGAGGAGGCTTGGGCTGGCTACGGGGTCTCCCCCTTTGAGGGGGTAAGGGGGGTAGGTGGTTAGGGGGTATAAATTAGTCGGTGTGTAAGAGTGGGGGGTTTAAGTCGTTAGCGGCCCCCCACTCCCCGACTTAAATAGTGTATCAGTAACTAAAAGAAGTAATACGGGCTGTCTACTATCATTACCCTATCCTCTAATACTCATAGGGGGGGCATACATAAGTATTTAAGCCCTTAAGTTGCCTTAAGCAACTTAATAGCATACATATATTTAAATGTATCTATTAGCCCCTAATTGACTTATTAGAGGTGTTAAACATAAACTAACCCAAAAGCAAGAAAAAAAGGGTTTAATTCTTAAGGTCTGTTTTAAAGTCACTGCTTAATATAAGGACAGTGTGCGTCTTTTCGTTATGAGTTACGCCATTGACTTTAATGCCTCTTTCTTTGAGGTAATTAAGAGCCATGTCTAAAATGGTGTTGTAATTATAATCATAGGGGAAAGTTACCGATTCTTTCCGTCTTGTATCAGTAACTTTAAACCTAGACCCAAGAATATTAGTCGGACCTATATATTTGACTTCAAAGCCTCTATAATTCTTAGGCAAACCAAACCTAGACATTTTAAACCCCCTCGTTATCTTCAAAGATATCATACAGCAAAACACTGACTTGTTCCCGAGTGTATAAGAAGTTTTCTTTTAACTTAATAAATAACTCTTTTAAGCTATCTCTTAAATTATATAGCACTTCGTCGTTGAACACTCTTAAGCTGAGTTCGTCTTTTGTATATTCTCTTAAATCCTCAACCATTTTAAAGAGCCTCTTTAATCTGTTGGCTAATTGCTAAGGTAATACTACCAGCCATGACGGACAACTCTTTGAAAGTTAAATCTTTCACTTCTTGCCTATCGCTGCTAATTAACGCAGGTAATACATTATTACACGCGTGAGCCGTTAAGAACCCCGCTTCTTGCGTTCCCACTTTAACAGCTGGTTTAACTACTTCTTCTGTAACTACTGCGTCTTTAATCTCAGCGCCCAGACTTCTAAGGTTATTAAACCCGTCTTTGCTTTCAATAGTGCAGCCGAAAGTTTTACCCAGTCCAGCTTTTGCCAAGTCTTTTACCTTTTCGTCCCATACACTATATTTTTTATTATTGTTATCTGTTACTACATGGTAGACTTTACCCGTCTTTGATGTTACTTCTTCCACACTTTGTATATTTATATTTTCCATTTTATGGTTTCTCCTCTCAAATTAATGAGTATAAAGGGGAATAAAATCTCCGAAGGAGATCTATTCCCCGGGGAATTTATTCTTATTTTTGAGACTGACACTTTTTACATCTAACGATAGCACCCGCATAATAATTCTCGGTATCTTGTTCACATGTGCAGCACCAGTCTATATTTTTTTCTGTTTCCATTTTATTAAATTCTTAATAATAAGGGGGAAGTCGCCTTTATAATACTTTCGCCCCGCTTTGACAAGCTGACAAACAAGCACGAACACAACGCATGCGCAGCCAGCATTTGTATATCTCTAGCCCCACGGCGATTGAGTGCTATAAATTGCGGTTACGCTAAAACGACTACTACAACACCAAAATATTTAAATACTACATTAATAATTAATTAATTAACATGAAACCTAAAACAGAAGAATTGAAGAAAGAAGAGTTAATTAAGTTAGAAAAAGAGTTTATTATTCCCCAAACAGAAAATAGAAAAGAAATTGAAAAGTTAGATAGAAGAATTAAAGAAATAGATTTAAATTTAAAACAAGAACGCCAAAAAGCCGAGAGGTTTAAGGAAAAATTAGTATTTAATTATAGTGGAAGAATGATAACATATGTGGATATACAAAAACTCTACGAGGAGATTTATAATGGCAATAGTTAAATCAATATCAGTTTCTAAAGAGTTCGCACACATAGCTGACGAACTAGGTTTAAGCTGGACGGAACTAGCAAGGATAGGCGCTTCTATCAAATTTGCAGACTTAGGTTTGATAGAATATAATAATAAATTAAATCTGGTTAGAAAGATGCGTGTCTTTCAGAATATAGCAGAGGCAGCGAACCAAGAGCTAGAGGGAATAAGGAACGGAAATGGCAACAAAACTGATAAGAATTTGTGAGTATTGTGAGGAAGAGTATAGAGTATCTATCGGCTGGAAAACTAATTTAAGATTTTGTTGCATGAAGTGTTCAATGGCACATAGATACGGAAAATAAATTAAAGGGGGGATATATATGTTTAAACTAAAAAAAGCTACAATAAACCAAATTGATAAAGATATAGAGAAAGAGAAAAGAGACATAAATTGGTATGAAGTTTGCATAAAAGATAGTAAAGATAGGATAAGTATTTTAGAGAGGGCTAAAAATAAAACTTGATAAATGGCAACAAGATGTTTTGGACACTAAGGGCAATGTATGCCTAAGAAGCGGTAGACAAGTTGGAAAGTCTACAGTTATTAGTGTTAAGGCTGCTGTTTATGCAGTTAGGAACCCGAAGAAAACTATTTTAGTTGTATCTGCAGTAGAGAGGCAAGCCTATCTACTATTTGAAAAAATTTTAGACTATCTTTATAGGAACCATAAAACAACAATTGCTTTAGGGAAAGACAGACCGACTAAGAGCAAGATAAAGTTGAGGAATGGTAGCACAATATTATGTTTACCTACGGGTTTGTCGGGTGTTGGGATAAGGGGATACACCGTAGACCTTTTAATTGCTGATGAGGCTGCCTTTATTCCCGAAGAAGTGTGGACAGCTGTTACTCCTATGCTAGCAGTATCTAGAGGAATTATAATTCTGCTGTCTACACCACACGGCAAAGGGGGATATTATTATGAGTGCTTTAACGACGAGAACTTTACTAGCTATCATATTAATAGTGAGGACTGCAGGAGAGTTGACCCGAAGTTCCTAGAGCGAGAGAAGCAGAGAATGACTAAGGTGCAATATGCACAAGAGTATCTCGGAGAGTTTGTTGACGAGTTAATGCAATTCTTCCCGACGGAATTAATTAAGGAGAGAATGGGACCTATATTAAATCACACATTGAGGGCTACATATGATAAATTTTTGGGAGTAGATGTTGCGAGGCTCGGGGCAGACGAAACTGTGTTGGCTAGTGTGCAGCGTAAAGGTAACAAGTTAACACTATATGATATTGATATCTCTAGGAAAACACTGCTAACTGAGACAGTGGAAAAGATATTGTTAGCCGACAAGAGATATAATTACAAGAGCATATATATTGACGACGGGGGAATGGGTGTCGGAGTGTTTGACCCACTGCTAAAGAATTTGCAAACTAAGAGGAAAGTTATAGGCATAAATAATGCTAGCAGAAGTATAGACATGGAAGATAGGCGGAAGAAATTATTAAAGGAAGATATTTACACGAACCTATTGAGATTAATGGAGCAAGGCAGAATAGATTTGCCAGAGGACGAGAACCTTTTGTTGTCTCTAAAGAGTATACAATATGAGTATACCGACGGTGGTTCATTAAAAATTTTTGGAAAGTATAGCCATATAACAGAGGCTTTAGTGCGTGCAGCATGGGCAATGCATGATACTCGGTTGAATGCTGTGTTGGTTTGAGAATAAAAAGATTTAAATAATTGAGAAATAAGGAGAGCTTATGGTAGTTTTGGTTGATGTGTTAGATGAGGACTGTAGACCAGTTCAAATAGAGGTGGATGAGAACACACGAGCCACAGTTTTAGCAACTAGAGAATTAACAAGAGCTATTAGCAGATTAGCTGCAATACAGAGGGTGGGTAAATAATGGCTTATACTGGTATCATGACTACGGAAGCAGATATTGACCAAAAGACTGGAGCGGGAGTTAGTTCGGCTTTCACAGATGTTATGAAAACTGCAGCTACATTGAGAGCAGAGAGTTTTTGCAATACTGTAGCGTCTTATAATTTTTCAGATAATTATGCTGCGTTAAATGTAGATGTAAAATATTTATTGAGCGAGATAGTATCTTGCATGGTAGCAATAGAGGGGATAGCATATACTATGAAAGGCTACCTAAATATTAGAGAGGCAGAGAACAAGATTAATGTTTTAAGAGATATTAAGAACCAAGCCTTAGCAGTGCTAAGAGTAAAGAACACACAAGACTTTATGAACAATGCATGACTTTAAAAATTTTCCAGAGTTACCGAACGGACGAATGAATGAGGAGTATTTCAATAGCCCGCACAAGCAGATAACGGAAAATATTATGGCTACAGTTGTTAAAGTTCACGACGGAGACACAGTTACATTGAACTGGGACCAGAGAGATTTTAACTTTCCACTTAGAATAACAGATATAGATGCACCAGAGTTAAACATGCCGGGCGGGCATGCAGCTAGAGATTATCTTAGAGAGTTTATTGAGGGTGCGTTGGTAGAGATAGTAGTAGACCCAGAGAATAGAGTAGAGAAGTGGGGCAGACTGCTAGGAGATATATTAGTTGGGGGTTTTACAATTAGTGAGAATATGGTAGCAATGGGGCATGCAGTTCCTTTTGAGGATAGGCATGAAACAGAGTTTATGAATATAGATAAGGAGTGGAACATTAAGAAATGGCTGTCTTAATTGACCCGCCGGCACAGCCAGTAGTAGGCTATAACTTCTCAGATATTGAGGACGGCAGAGGAACTGTAACATATTATCTTTATACTTCTAAAGATGCGTCTGCAACAAACTATATAATGGGGCAAGAGGTGCCTTACTCTCGTAACATTACTTTGCCGATTACCAGTGGAGATTATGTAGTAGGCACTCACACTTATACTTTTTATTCTGGACAGTTCAATACTACTAGAGTTATGAATGGTTCGGCGTTATTTAATTTTTTTGTTGGTGCAACTTGTGCAGCTAACCTAACAACTATAAGAGTTTCAATAAAGATGTATCATTATGACGGTAGCACTAGCACACAAATAGGCAGCACATGGATATCTGAAGATTTTGAAGCCAATAATGGTTCGGTAACGGAGACAACAACGGGAATAGTTACTGCAGATGATGTTACATTTACAGTTGATGACCAGATAAAATTAGAAATAATAGTAGAGGTAGAAGATAATGCTGCAGATGTTTGGGAAGTTGGAATCGACCCGCAGAATAGAGACGCTAATCAATTAACTCCAAGCAGTGCAGCAGAAAGCACCATATTTAGTGTAAAGGTGCCTTTTAGGATATTTGGATAAAATGACGGAATTAGATATAAACCAAATCGGAACAACAGATATGACGAACGAGGTTACAGATTATTCTGTAGACCCAGTCTCTACCGACGGTGCAACAGACCAGAAAGAAACAGAATGGATTAACACAAACTGGACACAACAGTTAGGATACTATAAAGATATACCCGAAGTTAACACAGCTATAGATGCACTGGCAACATGGACAGTTGGGAAAGGATATAATACAGATAGATTTGAACAGAGCAATTTAAAAGTTTTGAGTGGAATTGGAATTGATACCTTTAACACAATTTTAGAGAATGCTATAAGAACAATGCAAATAGGTGGAGATGCTTTTTTAGAAATTGTTAGAGACGAGGGTTTTATAATTAATTTAAAACCTTTAGACCCAGAGAGTATGAAGATAGTAGCTAACAGAAAAGGGATTATAATTAGATACGAACAGACGGATAGGAGAACTAAGAAAACTACAAAAACATTTAAACCAGCGGAGATATTTCATTTATCTAGGAATAGAGTTGCCGACGAGATACACGGGCAGAGCCTAGTAGACCCGTTGGCTAAAGTTATATTGTTTAAGAATGAGCTGCTAGATAATTCTAAGACTATGATGCAGCGTTGGGTAAAGCCTATATTTATAGTTCATGCAGATACAGATGACCCGACTAAACTAGCCGCAATTAAATCTAAGTTGGCTGCGTCTGTAGAGGACGGAGAAAATATCGTAGTGCCAAAGGGAGCAGTAGTTCCAGAGTTAATGGCGGTGGCTGGGAACGCATCACTGAACCCGTTGCCTATGTTACAATATTTGGATAGCGTGTTCACACAGATATCTAGAGTTCCAGATGTTATCGTTGGGGGTAGCAAGAATTTAACAGAAGCTAGTAGTAAAATAGTTTACCTAGCATGGCAGCAAACTATAGAGGGAGAGCAGCTATATATTGAGGAAGCTGTAGCAATGCAATTAGGATTTAGTATAGAGTTAGAATTCCCGGCAAGCTTAGAGAATGAACTGCTAAGCGATAAAGGAAAGGACGGAGCTGTTAATATGCAGCCGAATGAAACAACAGCTGGGAGCGGGCAATAATGGCAGAACTAAGACCACTTAGTGAGATAACAGACGAACAGTCTTTATTTTTATTGAAGATACCCGCGTTAAGAGATTTGTTAATAGCTGGATATAATGAAGCTGGCGAACCTTTATATGAAGTAAAAGAAAGTAGGTTAGGTATTTTGGCAGAAGCTGGTTTGGCATATACTCCTCACTTAGGAAGTTCAGTTGGTGCTGGAATAGGTGCAGCTAAACAAACTCCAGACGATATTGTATCTGGAATTAATAAAAGGGGTGGAGTTAATTTAAAAGGAGAAACTCCGATTACAAAAGTAAATGTTCCGTCAACAGAACAAGGTGTTTCGTCTGCTAGTAAAACTGTTATTAAGGAATTTCCTCATACTAAATTAGAGCAAGGAGTTGTTAGATATACTGAAGAAACAGCAAAAAAAGCAGTTAATCCGATAGCAACACAAATGGAGAATAAAGCCTCACGAGCAGTTGTTAAAGAAACTAAAGGAAAAATAACATTTAAAGAGGCTAAAGAAATGTTCAGAGGAATGTTTGACGATTTAGCACAACTTGGAGATAATATGGCTTCTACTGAAAAGGTTAAAAAAGGTTTAAAAATAGGTGGAATAGTTGGGGGTTTTTTAACTTTAGGTTATTTAGGTTATTCTTTTGCTAAGGGATTAATAGAAACAGATTTAATGTTGGACTGGGGAATTGTGGATACAATGCAAACCACTAGAAATTTTGCTTTTAAAGAAATAGCCGACAAGGTGGAAGCTGGGGATATGACTGCTGCAGAGGGTATGGCATTAATGGAAGAATATGACCAGTCTACGGATATTGTTGATGCCTATTGGACAGAGAGCATGGAGAAAAACCCAGCAAACAAATATATTTATGGCGATACATGGCAAGCTATTAAGAATGTGCAAGACTTGGCTGCAGAAAGCCATGTTCAGAGAGTAGTAGATGCAGCTAAGGCAGAGGAAGCAATAGCTGAATTTGAGAACTCTCAAAATATGTCTATGTCTGATGAGGAGAGAGCATTATTAAGGCAAGATTTACCAGAGGATTATAGGAAAGATTTATCTGCTATGCAGTATAGTGGAACTGGAGAGGGACACGGGCAAGGCGGATTTGTTAGAGACCAGAAGCCTATAGATACAGACCCAGTTAAGAAAGGAAAGGGACCGAGTGCTAGACCTAGAGGTTCACGAAAACCAGAACCTAAGAAACCGCAGACTGGTTTCGGACTATTATAATGGCAAAGAAAAAACAAAAAGTGGATTGGAGAATAGTATGTGTAGGACTAGTCTGTATCACAGCGTTAGAGATATATGCTTTATCACAAGGTATTAACGGAACACTGTTAAAAATGGTTTTAATGGTTATCGCAGGTGGTATAGGGCTAATATTACCTAACCCACTAAACAAATAAAGGAGCGTGATAAAATGGAAGAAGAAAAACAAGTAGAAGAAGAAACTACTGAGGAGCAGCCAGAAGAACCGGCTGCCTCTACTAATATATTAGAAGATGCTAGGACAGAGAGGAAACTGCTGCAAGAGCAGCTAGACCGACGAGAAAAACTAGTAGAGAGAGAAGAAGCTATTGCAGCTACTAATACTCTAGGCGGAAAATCTGAAGCTGGACAAGAGCCCCCAATGAAAAGGGAAGAAACCCCACATGAATATAAAGAAAGAGTAATGAGAGGCGAATTAAATTGAGTGAAGATATAGGATTAAAGATGGGTTCTAAGAGAGAAGCATACTGGCAAAATATAAAAAATAAATGTGAAGAAGCTATCCTAAATAGTGAAGAGGGACTAGTAATTGATAGAAAATTATTAGAAATGGCTAATAAAGCTATTGAAGAAGAAAAAGAAAAACTTAAATAACTGTAATATTCTAAATTATTGCCCCCAAGGGGGTAGGACGGAATAATAAATATGGCAGTTTGGACTTTAGTTTATGAACAAGCCCCCCCAGTTCCATTCATTGTTGCAGATGGAGCTACTATAGAAAAGGGAACTCTATTAAAATTGGCAGATGGTATGATAGCAGCAGCAAGCGCTGGAGATACTGATGTAATTTGTGGAGTAGCAGCAGAAGAAAAAATAGAAGACGACGGTAAAACTAAAATCGCAGTGTATATGAGAGGTATTTTTAAAGCTACAGCTGGTGGAAATTGCACAGCTGGTGTAGGTTTAATGAGTTATTCCAACACAGGTGATGCTAATGACGTTATTGACGCAACAAACGCAGCAGT